CATTTGCAAACAGTAATATGGCAATGTTTAGAGATTACAAAAGCAAAGACTATACGTTTACAAACACCATGAGTAAAACGTTTGATTTGCCTGAGACTGCAAACACATACGATGATGCGCAAAATCACATACAAGTTTGGCTTAAACATAATAACTCGTCAGGTGATGTAATTTGGCAGCCTTTACTTAAAAATTTAGACTATACAATTACTAACACACAAGTTACAGTGACTAAAACTGTGGTGTATCCAAGCGATGGCGCCTCTGTTCATATACGATGGTATCCGCAAAATGCTGTTAGTTTTATTCCTAGTAGTGCAGTTAAGTTAGGTCTTGTTAGACCTTATACAACTGAAATTACTGCAAGTGAATTAAGAGGACACGACGGTAGTGTACACGCCAGAAAAGGTACAGAACTATACGACAGAAACAAAGTAGGATTTGATCCAGTTGATGCATGTCTGTGGGATTTAGAAAATAGAATTTATAATAACCTACAAGCTAGTTTAAAAACTATTCCTAGTTATTTGGATATAATACCTAGTCCTTATCGACCAACTCCGTACACTCGGTCTGACGTAGACTCACTGCTAAAAAATGAATACATCAAGTGGAGTAGTAAGAACACAGTTGCTGGTTCAACATACGACATAACTGATAAATTTACTTGGAACTATAGTAAAGTTGAACCTTATATAGGACATTGGAAAGGAATATACCAATACTATTTCCGTACACACCGTCCTCATACCCATCCCTGGGAGATCTTAGGCTACAACGAAAAGCCAACTTGGTGGGATGCAAATTATAGTTGGACAGATCCGTCATCTAGAACAAATCTACTAAATGCGATTGCACGTGGGATCTACAACGATCCAGCTGAAGCAATTAAAAAATATGATATAAATTTAGCTACTGGGTATAATGTTGTGAATAATCTTGTTACTACTGGAGGTGTTTTGAATGATCCGGTAACAGCAGGTGTTGTTACGTGGCCAACTTATAACACTGATATAGATTTTGTATATGGAGATCTAGGCCCAACAGAAGCAGCATGGCAAGAAACCAGTGAATATCAGATTCTGAAAATTTTAGCATTAATGAAACTAAGACCACTGTGGGTAACGAACAGTTATTTTAGAAGTAATGAAAGACAACTGTTAGATACATCTGGGATAGAAAATGTAACATGGATTAACAAAATCGATCTACAGTTAACAAATAATATTGAAGTTCAGATTAGCGGGCTCGAATATGAAAACAGTATTATACAAAGTATAAGAGTAATAGATCCGGGTAATGGGTTTACAAGTGCTCCGGAATTGTCTGTGTACAGTAATTTTGGGAAAGGTGCTAGACTACAAGCATATATTCTCAGCGGAAAAATTAGTGGTGTGTCTGTTGAAAATCCAGGCTCCAACTATTACAATAAACCAACTATTTCTGCTAGTACAGGATCAATTAAACTAGAAGCTATATTAGCCAACGATGCTAGAAAATATTTTGTAGGATTGAATAATGCAGTAGTAGAGTTTGCGAAGTTCAATGGCACTCCGAGTGATACTATTATTAATAGATTCAAGTACAACGATTTTAGCCCAATACTCAAAGCAGGCGGGTTTGTTAACCCTGCCAATCAACATTTTGTATTACGAAGTAGTCAAGACAAAGGTGCTACTAGAATACCAGAAGAAAACTACACAGGATTACTTTATACCAGTAAACCTAGCAAAGAAGTGTTCTTTGGTGGAATTATTATTACTGATACCGGTGACGGGTACACTATAAACGGCTTTGATAATAGTGATCAATTTTTTACTTACAACAGCCCTATAACCAGCAGTGATCAAACCATAGTAGTTGGACTCATTGATGTAGTTAAATATTCAAAATTCGAAACAGCTACTACTAGAATACCATATAATACAACACTATCTGGTGTACAAGCAGTATTTGATTTCATACAGGGCTATGGATATTACTTACAAAGTCAGGGTTGGACTGCTAGTTGGCGTTCTGTTGCAGATGACTTTATAACATGGGCTGCAGGTGACACAACAAGCATCCCGTTGAAAATTATTCCTACTCCTAAGTCGATTCAGATTAGTGACGGAGACATTGGATATTACGACACACTCAATAAAACTTATGACGGTGTTTATAATATCTTGGATGAAAACGGCAAGCAACTGGTCACTGATAAAGTTATTGTTAAGAGAGAATTTTCTAATAACAGTCACACTGAAATTAGTGTTAAAGACCCTAGTTCAAACATATACGGAGTACGATTGTATAAAGTTACGGTAGAGCATGCTATTGTTTTTGATACTACTACTAAATTCGACGATGTAGTATATGACCCTGCGCTTGGACAACTTCACAGGCAGTTGACCTGGAAAGGTACTAGAACTAAAGATTGGACAGGAAAGTTTTACAGTCCTGGTTATATCATCGACGGTGCTAGCATTTATCAAAACTTCGACACCACAGCTAGAGAACTTGATCAATATTATGGACCTAGTAATTCACTAAACAATAAACAAATTGTCGATGCAGCTAGATTTAATATAGGATATAATAAGCCTGCGTGGAGTGAAAAATTAGATTTAGATGACGATACGTTATTTGATTTTATGAAAGGGACTCGAAAATATAGAGGTACAAGATTTGCAGTTGATGCGTTTGTTCGAAACAAAGGACTGTTTGATAGTGATGCTGCTGTTGATGTATTTGAAGAATGGGCTATCAGAACTTCCGACTATGGGGACATAAGAAGTAGAAGCACGATTGAATTCGAAGTTACAAAAGACTTGTTAACCAGTAGTCCGCAGCCTATTAGATTCTTAGATACCGAAGTTACTGATTTATTAACAGATCTCACCATTGATGTTGATCCTAATAGTCCTTTATTAGTAACAGGAACACCTGGTGATATATTTGAAATTAGAAATCCTCAAACCTATCTTCAAGAAACTGATATAGTAATTAGTCAGGAAGACGAGTTTGCTGGAGATTTTTTAAATGCTGGATTGCCTCTGACAAATGAAACTGACTACAGAATTTTAACAAAAGAAGAAATGATATCTGTGTTTCCAGATGCAGACGACAGCAATTATACGTTTGAAGGTGAATGGAAAAACATCACACAATGGAACAACAGACAAACATATAAATTCAATGATAAGGTCATCTATCAAGGACGCACATGGGCGATGTTAGATCCGGACGGTAGTAGTGGATTAACAAAGCCAAATGATCCTATTATAGTTACAGGTACTATTGCCTTGCCGGTTGTTCCGAGTAATGGCGAAACATTAATAATCGACGGTACAACTGTTAATCTGAGCAAAAATACAAGTACTACTAGTCTTGATATTATTACTGTAACAGGAAATCAAGATATTGCCACTAGTAATGTTGTTACACACGGAAGTACATTAAGTTTAGGTGAAACCAGTAGTCTTGCACAAACTATTGTATTTTCAAACACAGTATCCACAATACAATTTCAAGATATTATTAAAACTGGTACAATCGGCAACCCTTCATTTATTGGCAGTGCATCTTCTACACTTGTTATTGACGGTACAACTATTACATTCAATGATACCGTTTCAACTAACACTAATATAACAGCCCAAGAAGTTTGGGAAAATGCATTTAACACAAGTTGGACAGTTAACACAAGTAACATTGGTAGCGAAGCTACAAATAGAATTAATGCCTTAGAAGCACTCAGAGTTGCTTATATTAGTAGTAATAGTGTAGGACAATGGGCTACGTTTATTAGTAGTTACTATAGTGCAAGCAATTCCGGACTACAAATCAGTACACTACTAAATGAATATAACACTACTCCGAGTTATGCTGCACAACTAGCTAGTTTAATTACCAGTGATGTTACAATAATTAACAATATCTTAAATAGAAGCTATATCGCTAGTCAAGTGATTGCTGGTACTACAGTTATTCCTAGTCAAGATATCACTGATAGTCAAAATGCGCTAGCAAATGGACAATACATAAGTGACTTTAAAACTTGGATCACTACAAATACAACAGTAACGTTAGCAACTAATACAATAATCACTACACAAAGTGGTACTGGATTTAAAACTTATGAGATATCAGATATTGTTCAAAAAATTAACAGCGCAGGGATAGCTAATCTCACTGCATCTAGTGTTAATAGCACACTACGACTAACAAAAACAACTAACGATCGTAGTCAATCATTCAGTTTAACAATTAGTAGTGCAGGAACACTAAACAATCAAGTTGGATTTTCAACTACTACACAAACTATAAACAGTACATCTAATAATATTATTACTACACCAAATTTGACTATTGTACAAGTTGTAGACCAAATCAATGCTGCTGGTATTAGTGGTATTACTGCACAAGTAAATCAGACAAACACAAATCTGCTGCAAATTAATTGTAACAAATCTACATTGTTCATTGGAACAGGTAATGCAAACAACATCATTGGTATTACACCTGGTGTAATACCTGCAGGAACTAGTGTTACTAATGTTAGTGTTGCACTCTATATCAACGATATTATAATCAGTATCAATACAGCTGGTATCGCAGGCGTAAACGCCAGTCAAGTTAATAATAAAGTGCAAATCACAAGTGTGAACGAAACATTAGTTATTGGAGCAGGAACTGCAAATAGTACGTTAGGATTTCAAACACAAACATACAGTGCTACACAAAATACCATTAGTAATTTGTTTAATGCTATTGTCGGTAGTGACGGCAATCAAGTTTTCCGGGAGATGGAAAACGACCCTAATATCTTTAGCATATGGGTTGCAGACAACAGTGAACAAGGTAGTTTTAATCAAGGATATGGAGTTTACCAAACTATGGACTTTGGTATGCATATCACTAAAGCATGTGCAGGGATTCAAGCAGGTGATGATGCACAAATCATAGTTAGCAGACAAACAAATGATATTCAAGCACATAACTTAGTAGCAGGCGATTACGTTCTTATTAGAGGCAGCACCACAGTACCTAACATTGATGGTATACACAAAGTTACACAAGTAGATGCATCCAATACATCACTATTTAGAATCGACGAATATATCGAACAAGAAGGAGGCACAGGTAATGTGTATCCTCTGAGAAATATTAGATTCAATAGCAAAGCAGAACTTGACAGTGAGATAAACAGCAAGCAAAATAATGTTTACAAGTATAACTTTAGCGGATATAGACAAAATAATCTACAAAATCCAATCTATATATTTGTAGACAATAATGGCACTGGCACCCCGGCAGTATACGAATACACAGGCACTTGGAGTGACGCAACAGGACATCAGTCAGGTAGCTTAAAATCTATTAGAACTAGTGAAGGACAAGCAAGAAATGATCTAATAGACAACGTGAAAATTTATGACAGTAAACGTAAAAGTACAATTACACAACTAGAAACGTGGGATCCAGCTAAGGGTATTATACCAGGATTTTTACGCAAAGAGATTGATTATTTAATCACAGCAGATATTGCAGATTATAATTATAATACGCTGGACGGAGAAATCGACAGCAGTAAAAGTTGGGGAGCAGAGTATACGGGCAAACGCTGGTGGAATCTTAATACTGCAATTTATATCAATTACGAGCAGAGTACTATAGATTATCAGCAGAATAACTGGGGCAGATTATTTGATGGCGCTAGTATTGATGTATATGAATGGACAGCAAGCCCGGTACTTCCAGAACAATGGAACACACTCGTAGAAAACGGAACTAAGATAAATGGAGTATTAGCTAGTGGCGAAGTGTATGTTGAACAAATAGATGGACAAGACATCTATCACTGGAGTGAGTCTACGTACTATAATAACAAATCAAATAGAAATGAAACTAACTATTATTTCTGGGTTAAAAATAAAACCTCAATTACAGGACAACAAAACTATAACACACTTCAATTAAGTAAGATACTTGCTCGTCCGCAAGAATATGACATTAGCTGGGTTGCTGCTAGCGGTGCTAATAAACTGTTTGTTAGTAACATAGACAAATACATAACAACAGATAGTGTAATACAAGTTAATCAAAAATATGACAGTAATAGTTTGCCATTGAATGAATGGACGTTATTAGCTGAGAATGATGATAGTACAATTATTCCTGAATATTTGCACATAAAGATAAGAGATAGTTTAGCAAGTTACAACAATTATAAACAACGTTTCAGTTATACTACATGGACGACTTCTACAGTATATTCTGAGAATAGCGTGGTACTTGAAGGCGATAACTATTATATCAGTTTAACAGCAAATAATCAATCACAACAACCAAGTGCAGACAGTAACCAAAGTTATTGGAGTAGGATATACGATTATAACTTTGTTGATGAAACACAACAAAACGACATTGATGTATGGCGCGGACAAATGATTCCGGATTTAAAATTACACAAATATAACCGTTACGGACATTTGGTCAGACCTAGACAGAGTCTATATAGAAATGTAGAAGACGCAAGACAAAACTTTGTACACAAAACTAACCAATTATTGGGCAGTATGAATATCATTGATCAAATACAAAACTGGGAAAGCACATTTAATTATACTTTCGTATTAGGTACAGTAACTTATAGTACAGTTAACTATTGGAACTGGATAGATTGGCATACGCCAGGCTATGATACAAGTATAGTAGCTGACAAAACAGTTGCTAATCACACAGAGTTGTTAGATTTGAATGATGAATTAGATGGCACATATGTTAGAGTTAATAGTGTCCCGCACAGTGACGGAATTAATAGACCTGAGATGTATTATTATAGTGCAGGTACTAGTAGCATGGTTTTTAAAGAAAAAGCCACCATTGAAATTTCTGAAGAAGTTTGGAATCAAGATAAGTTTGGTCACGGGTTTGACTCTACTGGATATGGCTTATTACCATTCGATAGCGATAGTAGTTCTATTATTAGCACACTGTTTGATAATCTGAGAACCAAAGTGTTCATTGGACAACATGCAAAAAAATATAATCAATTATGGTTTAGTTGTTTAAAACAAGCTGTAGTACAAAACACTACAGATGATTTTGCATTTAAAACAAGTTATGTCAAATTACAAGTAACACATCCTTTATTGTTAGCTAAAAATAATTATAAGCAAAACGATATTAGCGTAGTTGATGATTACTTCAATGAGATTAAACCGTTTCATACTAAACTGCATACTAGTTTAGAAAGAACAACACACAGTGAAGCAAATAATATTGAAGTAGAAGAAACAGATCGCAGAAGTGTTATCACAATGAAGTATGAAGATCATAGCACAAGAACTTGGGCAGGTGATACTATACTACAAGGCGGCACATTTACTGCCGGTCCTGATAATGTTGATGCAATGACATTTACAACTGTTGACAACACTATAGAATATGTATATAATGGAAACAACTTTGTACAGCCTGTACAAGAAGGATGGGGCAATGAACTTGTGCCTCAAGATTATACGGAGAATGTTAGCATATTAGTACAGACAAATGCTAGTGGATCAACTGAGACTAGTGATACACGTTCGTTCCGTGTAGACATGTATATGCCTCAGAATATTCAGGAAAGCACAGTTATAGTAGACGCAACTAAAACATTCTTAGCTGCGGGTTGTGACGTTACTGACACCGAACTTGATTTAAACCAAGTTTTCGCAAGTATGCCACTACACGGAGTTGTTTGGATAGGAACTGAAAGAATAGAGTACGGTGCTTACGATGGCAGCACCTTACGATATTGTACAAGAGGCACAAGAGGCACAACAGCACAAGCACATGCGGTAAATGCTGTAGTTAATTACGAACCAACAATACCAACACTGGATAATTTTGCACATTACGGTGATAATTTAAGAATGGCTTACAATGATAGTGGTGTGAGTCTAAGTTCTGCAGGAATTACGCCTGAACATGCGTTCATTAGAAATATGGGTGCAGGAACGATATAAATACTATAAATTGGAAAAGAGCTATGAGTTTAGATAAAATTGAAACACCACTGATAGGCGTCGAGGGACATATTAAAATATGGGATCCTGAGTCAGGCGAAATACTGGTTAAAAGACGTAATGCGGTCAACTATGAAAACATGAGTCTTGCAGTTGCAAATCTACTTGCTAATGCTGCTGGTTCGACAAGCACATATGAAATTAGTACTATGCGTTTTGGAAACGGCGGCACTAGTATCGACGGTGTAGGTGCAGTTACATATAAAGCAACAAATACAAGTAGTGCTAGCGGCGCATTGTATAATGAGACACATAGTCAAACAGTTGATGATGCCATTACAAGTTCTGCACTTAATAGCGTAACAGCTAGTCATACAACACCCAATACATACAGTGATGTTATTACTACATGTACGCTGGATTATAATATTCCAGCAGGACAAGATTTAACAGATACCGGCACAGACATGAACGGTGCATATGTATTTGATGAATTAGCTCTTTACACTGCCAACAACGATTTGTTGACTCATGTGGTTTTTCATCCTGTGCAAAAAAGCGCAAATAGAAAAATTCAAGTAGTGTACACATTAAGAATCAGAAGTTCTTTTGCGGACTTATAATAGGAAAACGATATGCCATATACAATAGATAGATCCGATGCAGGTAAAACACCAATAGTAGTAAATGACGGTACAGTAGATACTAGTACAAGTATTGGACTAATTGGTAAAAACTACACAAGGTTTGGTGAGATACTAAATGAAAATCTGTTACACCTTTTAGAAAACTTCTCCAGCGGTACAGCACCAAATAATCCGTCAGAAGGACAACTTTGGTATGATACAGCTAACAGTAGACTAATGCTGTATGACGGTCAATGGTATACAATTGGTGCTCCAGCAGGCACGACTCGTGTTGAGTATAGACGTAGACAAGACACGTTAGGTGTGTATCACTGGACCATTGAACACATTGTAGACGATAATATTGTTACCATAATGGTAGACGACACAACAGCATGGACACCACATGCTAGTGAATATCTAGAAGATGGGGTTACTGCACTTAGTACACAGTTTAATATTATCCAAGCTGGCACTAATATGAATACCACAACAAATTATAAGTTTAGAGGTACTGCTACCAGTGCCGAGTATGCTGACCTTGCAGAACGTTATCATGCAGATAGAGTATATGAAGCTGGCACAGTGGTTAAGCTAGGCGGTTCACATGAAATTACACAAACTACAGACGGCGGCGACATTAATGTATTTGGCATTGTTAGTACAGCTCCTGGTTTTGAAATGAATAGTGGCGCAGGTACAGATGAAACACATCCATTTGTGGCATTAGCAGGACGAGTTCCGTGTAAAGTTATTGGAATAATTAATAAAGGCGACAGACTTGTATCTAGTGTATATGCCGGAACAGCTAAACGAGCTGACCCTTCGGAGTTAGATGATTATAGAAAAATCATTGGCAGAGCTCTTGAAGCAAAAGATACTGAAGAAGCAGGTAGTATAGAAGTAGTAGTAGGAGCGAAGTAAATGCCGCAAAACGTTGGTCAAATAGCAGAAGCGGCGCATTATAACTCTGTTGCTGAAAGTGTTAATAAAGTATTCGGTGACAAGTATCCAACTGCTGCTGTAACTGATCCTTCGAGAAAGGCCACTCATAAATTCGGATGGGGTGCGGTTAATATTGAAGACGCACTCGCCGCCGGTACAATTATTACTGCCGATAGACTAGCAACAATGGTCAACCATACTAATGTGAGTATCGACCATATTAATGTAGCAGATAGTATTATAGTTTATGCAGCGCCTGTGAATAGACAAACTGTTAGTGCAAATACACTTGTACGTGCAGAAGATTTAAATCTAATAGACAGCAAATTTAATAACAATATACTTGTAAACAACAACCACACTACTGTAGATCCCACTGACGCAAGTCTATTACTAGCAACACCACTAAGTGGCGGCCCATATGATAGAACAACACCATGGCAAACAAAACTAACAGGTGAACACAAATGGAGTTGGAGTAGTTATAATGCTGCTAGATATTTCTTTAATGGCGGCGGAAATCTACAACTTGATATGACAATGTCGGGGGGCTGTACTGCTGGTTATTTCAATTGGGCTGACATGATAAATGAAATGGGTACACTAGTATTCAATTGGGATACAGTTTCTCAAAGTTCTGCAATCACACCAGGGTTTAGTGCAGGAAAAGGTTTTTATGATTTAACTGAGAACTACGGAGACGGTAGTGACGCAGGACTTGCAGATGAAGGTCTACTTTTTACTAGTTCAGGGGTCACACAGAATACAGGGTACGGATATGGGTACGGGTATGGATACGGGTATGGATATGGCAGCGGAGGCGCACCTGGTATATTTGTAGCCAACGGTTCTCCAAGCCAGAGGTATAGTGGCAGTTGCGCTAGTGGACCGACTGTGTATCTTGTTCCACTTAGTGGATATAGTGCATACAGTGCTAGATATTTTAAGCTATACGGTAAATGGGCAAACGGTGGTAAAGAAGTACACTTTAAACTAGTTTTAGACAACACATCACTAATACAGCCTGTTGACGGCACACTAGAAGCTACAAATAGATATTTGATGCCTGACAGTATTACATTAAGTAACAGTGATTTTGATGTTAGTCCTGACCCTACTATGGCTATTACTGATAATTTTAATACCGGCGACGACTCCTAGAAAACTCTTGACAATCCTTACATAAATAAGTTATAGTAGTAGTTAATCATAAGGAGAAACTCAGTATGGATGAGAGACTCGAGAAAGCACTCGAATTTGCCAACTATAGAACAACGCTTAGTATGCAAAAAAGAAACATCAGAGCTCGTATGCAAGTATTGCAGACTCTGCATTACAAGGGCGGTAGCTTTATTGCCAACGAACTCACAATTAGTTTTGTAAATACGCTAATTCAACTTACAAAAACATCAGCAATTATAATTGATATCAAAGATAATCCGAT